TGGTTAAAGGTGCGCTCAGAGTTGAACGTCAAGCGAAAATCAATGCTCCAGTAAATAAACAGGTAGGATTGGGCGGAAGGCTCCGAGCCTCGATAACGCATCGTTTAACTGATGGTCCAAATGGACCAATGGCTGAGGTCGGCACCAATGTAACTTATGGAAAATTTCAAGAATATGGCACGGGACAAAGGGGTAAGGGAAGCGGCGTACCTACTCCTGCTGATTACGAGTATGGCAGTAGTAAAGGAATTCCTGCCCAACCATTTCTATTTCCGGCCTACAACCAGAACAAAGATAAAATACTCAAAGACCTTGCCGCTGCTTTTAAGAAAGGGTGTGGTTTATAGTGCAGAACCTGAAAACGAATGTATTAACCGCACTACAGACTGCTTCAGCATTATCCACATTGACCTTTTACTATTTCTACCCGCCCGACTTCACAAGTCTACCCTGCGGCAGTTATTTCGAACTAGACAATACTGGGAGTTTGTACGCAGATGACCAGGAAATAGGCAGCGAGATAGTTTTCCAAATTGATTTGTGGGGGAAAACAAGCCTATCTACTTATGCATTGGCGGTTGATACTGCAATGACGGGGATAGATTTTGTGCGTATATCGGCACCTGACCTGTATGAAAATGAAACAAAGATTTTTCATAAGTCTATGCGCTATCGACGAAATTATAGCGACCCAAGTTTTTAAAAATTATGCACCGTAACTGGTGCTTTTTTAATGCAAAAAATTAACGAAGGAGGTAAGCAAATTGAGCAAAAAACCACTCATAGGCTTGGATAAGCTTTACTATGCACTTCTGAACTCGGACACAACCGCAGGGGTATCATATCAAACCCCCGTTGCGCTCAAGGGTGCAATGTCGGTTGCCTATAACCCGAATTCAGAAATATCAACCCTGTTTGCAGATGATGGAGCTTTTGACACCGCAGAGAGCATGGGGGAAATTGAATTGGAGGTTGGTGTCGCTGACATTTCGCAGGAGGATTATGCCGCACTTCAAGGGCACACGATTTCCGGCGGTGTCATGGAGGAACTTGTTACCGACCAACCCGTCGATTGTGCCTTTGGATTTAGGGCCAAGAGGAGCAATGGAAGCTATTCTTATTTTTGGTTCCTAAAAGGTAAATTTAGCAAGCCAAAAACAGACCACGAAACCAAAGGGGATAAGTTGTCATGGCAAACTCCTGTAATGACATGGAAAGGCGTTGCGAGGGTTTACGACAGCAGATTCAAATATTCCACCCGGGATGATGCGGACGATTATACTGCCGCCACCGGAACAGGTTGGTTTAGTGCGGTCTATGGTGCAACTGCTGATACCACTGCACCGGGATTCACCGGGAGCAACCCATCCGCAGGTCTTACAACTTGTGTACAGACAGTATACAACAGTAGTGTTATTACATTACTGTTCAATGAGTCACTACTTACAAGCACTTTAACAATGGCAAATTTCATTGTCAGTATGCGTACTGCAGGAACAACACTGTCTGCAACATTTACCCAAACGACTTCTGGCGATACAGCAATTGTGACAATGACATTGTCGGCTCAACTCACGGCTGTTGCAACATATGACATTATAATTGGCACAGGCGTTAAAGACCTTGCCGGAAACAGTTTGTCAGCAGCAAAAACATTATATTTCACCATGTCGGCGTAAGGGGGCCTTTAACGGTCCCTTTCCCCTTTTTCAAAAATTGAGAGGAGCGTTTTTAGCATGAGAAAATTATTGGCAAAAGATATAGGACCATTCACTAAAGTGCTGGTCAAAATGGAACTCAAGGAATCATTAAAAGAGTTTTTTAGGGATAAAACCAAAGATAAAAAAGCAAAGGAACCTGGCGAAGTTGCAACAGATTTAGTCTGGCTTATCCTTGAAAATTATCCTAAAGCTGAAAACGATTTCTTTGCTTTTTTGGCTGGATTGGAAGGCAAGACAGCGGAAGAAATCGCCGAACTGCCTGCTGCTGACTTTATCAATCTTATGACTGAACTGTTCAGTGGTGAAAATTTCCCTTTTTTCAAGTCTGCTGTGCAATAGACGCAGCGGAACTATACGATTCTATTTTACGGAATTACCATGATATAAATTTTGTCCTAAATATGGAAATATCTGATTTTGCTAACCAGTTTTCGAAGTTGAAAGAAAAAGAACTTGAACAAAGAGTATGGGAGTTTTGGCTTGTAAAGTATCCTCACATGACTGAGGATACTTTTGTTTCATACGAGGATATGCTGGCCATAGCCAAGCAACAGGGAGAACAAGAGCAGGAAGAAGAAGCCCAGGGTGGTTTATATGCGGACCAAGCAGGATTTTTTTAAGGTGGTGAGGATATGGATATTGGCGAATTGGTGGTACGCATAGAAGCCAAAATAGACGGCCTTGAAAAGAACATAAATAAAGCCGGAAAAGTGGTAGATGATTTAAGTAAAAAAACAACCAAGGCGGGTGGCATTATCAGTAATACTTTATCATTTGCCGGTGGGTTAGGTATCGTAACCGCCTTAGAAAACGCTGGCTCTGCATTAATTAATGTTGGCAAAAGAGGGATAATGCTGGCCTCTGACTTACAGGAAGTACAAAACGTAGTCGATACTACTTTTAAACAAGGCGCAGGGATAATAAATGCGTGGTCCAAAACTACGATGAACGCTTTTGGCTTATCTGAACTTCAGGCCAAACAGTTTTCCGGAACAATGGGAGCTATGCTCACGAGCACTGGGTTAGCCGGGGACCAAGTTAATACTATGTCAATGAAGTTAACTGAACTTACTGGCGATATGTCATCTTTTTATAATTTACCACATCAAGTTGTTTGGGATAAAATAAGGGCTGGTATTTCCGGAGAAACAGAACCACTGAAGCAACTAGGTATAAATATGTCTAGCGCAAACCTCGAAGCTTTTGCATTATCCCAAGGTATAAATAAATCCTGGACGGAAATGTCTCAAGCAGAACAAGCAACTTTGAGATATAATTTCATACTTAATGCTACTAAAGATGCTCAAGGTGACTTTACGAAAACCCAAACAGGATTTGCTAACCAATTAAGAATAATAAAGAATAATTTTGATCAGATTGTTTTGAGTATAGCAGTAAAACTTTTACCGTCATTAACTAAATTTGCCAATTTTATTAGTGGTAGTATGCCACGAATACAAACTATGACGACAAAAGCTTTTAACGGCATTAAAAATGCCATTGGATTCCTTAAAGACAATGCCGATATACTCCTGCCCGTTGTCACAGGACTTACGACAGCAATTTTAGCGCAAAGTGTTATAAGCAGTGTTACAAAACTATATAAAGCTTGGCAACTTGCTACAGTGGCCCAAACAACTGCACAGTGGCTTTTAAATATAGCGATGGATGCAAACCCTATTGGACTAGTTGCCGCTGCCATAGGCTTATTGGTAGCCGCTGGAGTTGTCCTTTATAGGAATTGGGACACGGTAAAAGCAAAAGTGCTGGAATTATGGCAAACGCTAAAAGATAATCCACTTTTAGCTTTAGTCGCAGGCCCAATTGGTGGATTAATAGCCGCAGGAATTGCTTTATATAAAAACTGGGATGTTGTTAAATTAAAAACTATTGAAATATGGAACTCCATAACTAATTTTTTCACCGTTGACGTACCTAATGCTTTTAATAAATTTGTTGATTTTTTTGCAAAACTACCGGATAGAGTACAAATATTTTTATACGACTTGTTTATGGTGAAAATACCCTATGCCATTGGTTATGGAATTGGGTGGATGATAAAGACGGTATCTGAAGGAATCCCGAAATTAATCCAATGGTTTGCCGACCTCCCGGGCAAAATTTGGGTATGGCTTCAAGCTACCATATTAAAATTTGTCACTTGGGCAACAGATATAAAGACAAAAGCAACAGAAACAGGCAAAAGCATACTAGATAATATTATAAGTTTCGTGAAGAATTTACCTTCAAATCTATGGAATCTATTGGTTACCGCCGGTCAAAAACTTGCTGCTTTCTTAACAAGCGCGAAAACAACAGCCAAAGACATTGGCAAAGCAATTTTTGACGGAATTGTTGATTTTGTTACAAGCATCCCCGACAAAATTGCTAAAATTTTTACCGGGATATTAGATGCGGCAAAAAGGTTTGTGAAAAAAATAAAAGATACCATTTCAAGCGTAGTAGGTAGTGTTGAAAGTGGCTATGAGGCCGGTAAATCAGGGACTTCACCGCGGGGGGTACCCGGTTTTGCCCGAGGGATAAATAATTTCAGGGGAGGCATGGCAATAGTTGGGGAACGAGGTCCGGAATTATTGAACCTGCCCCGGGGGAGCCAAGTAATACCCAACAAACAAACCGAGGCTATGATGGGACAGACATTAAATTTTGAAGGGATGTTTGCCGGGGCTATTTTCAATGTGCGGTCAGACAACGATACTAAATTAATTGCTAGAGAGATATATAATTTACAAACCAGCAGGGGCAGAAGTAGCGGGGTGGTGTATGGAACATGATAGGTTTCACGTACAACAATATAAAAAGTAGCATCTATGGTATAGTGGCAAAAAGTGTTAACAGGCCGTTGTTGCCCGTTTTACGGAAACGTGAACTTGTAGTCCCGGGCAAACACGGTTCTTATGACTTTAGTGATAACACATTTGAAAATAGAATAATTGAGGTTGAATTAAAATATGTCGGTACAAGTTTTGCCGAACTACGAACCCGCGCCCGGACGATAGCCTATTGGTTGAGTGGATATTCAGGAACGAAGAATCTTGTGTTCAGTGATGAGCCGGATAAATGGTATGTAGGGAAAATATATTCCGAGATAGGCTTGGCAAATCTTTTCAAATTAGGCGAATGTAAAGTCTTATTCGAATGTGAACCATTTGCTTATGCTGATTATGATGAATATGACGAAACCTATTATTATGATTCCAGCTTACAATACGATAGTGGTTTATATTACCCTAATGAATCCGGGTTTACATGGAACTTGCCATATCAACTAAGCGGAATCTACAATTTTGGAACAATTAAGACTGATTTTAAAATAACTATAAGCGGGAGCGTCACTTATCCAAAGATAATAAATTCTGATACCGAACAGGAAATGCTTCTTTCGACTGCTTTATCGAGTCAGACACTAGTAATCGACACAGAACATTTTACAGTTACTATTGATGATGTAAATTCACTCAACTATTTTTCAGGTGATTTTATAGAACTAGGAATAGGCAATAATAGTTTGGTTTTTCGGGGTGACAATCCAAGTGCAAGCGTTACCTATACATGGAAACATAGATTTTTATAAAAGGAGGCAGAAATATGGCATTAACAACGATAACTGGCGAAATTCAAGCTCAACCCCTGAATGATAACTTTAGTTATCTATTAAACAGTATATATGAAAACATGCCGCGTCAGGCCGTAATCAATGGTAATTTCGATATATGGCAGAGGGGAACAAGCATTACTAATCCTACTGCTACAGGCACTTTTTTAACTGATAAATTTGGTATTGCTTCTGCAACTGACGGATGGACGTTTCCCGCAAATATAATTCATTCGAGACAGGAATTAACACCGGGCGACATGTCTAATTCTTATTATTTTTATAGAATAAACCCTGATGGTGCAGGCAGTGTGGTTTTGGGTGCAACTACAAGTTATTGTTTATACCACCGAGTAGAGCATGGGACAAGATATTTGTGCGGTGCAAATAAAAAAGTTACTCTTAATTTTTATGCTAAGTCCAGTATAACTAATAAGCGGCTAGGAATGAATTTAAGCCAGAGATATGGAAGCGGAGGAACACCAACTTCTACTGAAAATCTATTGGGTACAATATGTAATTTAACTGCAAACTGGACTTACCATACATATGCTTGGACGACAAATACGCTAACGGGAAAAACGTTTGGAACTGCCAATAACGATTATTTACAACTACGTTTTGAATATGTATGGTCGTCCGCTTATGGAACCGCACAATTTGGGGGAACCCCAACCGCAGAAACGTTCGTAGGATCAGGCAACATAGATATAGCTCAAGTTCAATTATGTGTAGGCGATACAGTGTTACCTTTTGTTCCAAAAAGATACCAGGACGAATTGAATTTGTGCAGACGTTTCAACAGGAGATTGACAGCGAACTCTGCTTACTATTGTTTTGGAACCGGCCAAGCTATTTCGACCACAGCAGCAAAAATATTCATGCCTTTTGGTGTTCAAGTGCGGACAACGCCAACGTTATCGTCAAGCGGAACCTTTTGTCTTACCAAATCAGATGGTACGTATCAACAGATAACCGCAGCGATAACGATAGATAATACCGGGATTGATGGTGTTTGGTTAACTACAACGGTTTCAGCGGTTTTAACTGCCGGAAACGCTACCTCTCTAAATGCAATGAACGATACGACTGCATATTTGAATTTTGATGCTGAAATTAGTTAGAGGGTGATGATTTGAAACTTATTAATCCCTACGAAAATGGCGGAACATTAAACTTAAAGGGTCAATTACATTGTCATACGACTAATAGTGATGGTGCTGATTCCCCTGCGGTGCTGGTTACAGCTTATAAAGATGCTGGTTATGATTTTATAACCATAACAGACCATAATTATGTTACCTCAAATCCTTTTCCGGCCAATAGTGCAGGTATTACTTGGTTAGCTGACAGTATAGAAGAAATCACCACAAGACATATAGCGGCTTACAATGTTATAGGCGAAGCAACCGCAACTGGAACCCAAGATGCCATAGATTATCACTTAGAACATACTGATTTAATATCACTTCCACACCCATATTGGAGAAAAATATATAATATTCCAAAAACTGAAATGGTAAGCTATTACGACTATAAATTTATTGAAGTTTTCAATGCCGTTGTTGAAGATAAAAACAGCGAGAGACATTGGGACTATGTACTAAGTGCAGGTAAAAGAATTTTCGGGATGGCAGTTGATGATTGTCATGCTGTTAGTGCCTCAAGTTCATTTAATGCAGGATGGGTAATTGTTAATGTAGATTCAAACGATGCCCGAGAAATAAGGGACTCTCTGAGAAACGGTAACTTTTATGCCAGTACAGGGAACGATATAAGTATTGTTGTGGAAGACAAAAAAATAAAAGCATTCAGCACAAATGCGAGCACCTTTTCTTTTATAGGTGCGGAGGGCAATGTTCTAAGAACCTGCTATAGTGTAACTTCCGCAAGCTACACCGTAAGAGGGGATGAATTATATGTTAGAATAAAATCGGTAAAAGATTCAGATTCTACTATTGCTTGGTCTCAACCAATTTTTTTAGAGGAAGAAGAACCTTCAGAAGAAGATATTTTAATCAAAATACTTAACTCTTCTAACGAGACAATGGCAATACTACAAAATGTGACAAACCCAATTATTTCCGAAGAAATAAACCGGGAATTTACCTTCAGTTTTGCAACTGTAATTGACAATGATAAATCTAACTATGTCAACTACCAGCATAAGGTTGAAGTGGAAGACAATTATTTTAATATTGTTTATACGGAAGAAGAAAGAACTCAAGATGGCATATTTATCAATGCCCAATGTGAGCACGTTTCTTATGAACTTATTTCTGCTACACTCACGTCAGGATTCACCGCAACAGGCCCATTTTCAGCCGTAGCGACTACTCTATTATCCGGAACAGACTTTACCCTTGGCACGATACAAATAACTGCCTCACAGACGATAAGCGTCAATGAATCCACGAATAAACGGTATGTTCTAATGCAATTAGCCGCTTTATATAGTGGAGAATTAAAGTTTGATAAGTATGTAATTTCGCTTTATACCCAACGTGGGACAAATCGTGGAGTACAATTCCGCTACCGTAAAAATCTGGTAGGTGTAAAACGGATAATTGACAACCGCAAAAAGGTGGAGGGATTGCCTGCAACATCTTACCAAGTATCCGCCGCAGAACTTGAATTCGAACAGGGATATATTAATGCTGGGGTAAGTGCCTTAGAACACCATGAGTTAGGTGATACGGTAAAAACAATTGACGATGATTTAAACCTTGACACATCTCTAAGAATAGTCAAAGAATCACATGACGTAAACCAACGTATGCAAGGGCAGGTGGAAATAAGTAATTTTGTTGACGACTTGGCTGATACATTGACCACAATACAAACAACTTCCGTATCAAAGGACAATGTATATAATGGTTGTTCTATTGGCCCTGAACTTGGTTTTGTTGCCACAAGGTCTGATAATTTAGCCCGTGCTATAATGAATGCAACGGACGGTATTAAAATTCAAAAAGGCGATACGGCTACAGGAACATGGACAGATGTTATTTACCTTGATACAAGTGGTAATGGGACATTTACAGGATTTATTCTGGCGAGTCAGTTAATAGGTGGGAGTATAGTAATCGGTTCTGGTAGCAATACATTTAATGCTAACGGTACAAATGGAATATGGCTCGGCGATACAGCCTTTGCCACAGCCCCGTTTAGTGTTACTTTGTCTGGTGCCATGACGGTTACTGATGCAACTATAACCGGCGGAACAATAAGAAGTGCTGCATCTGGGGGGCGAATAGAGTTAAGCGGGAATCATTTATACGCCTATGATTCTAATGGGTATGCAAGAATAGAGTTTTTCCCTCATGCTACCTTTAATTATTACGAGCAATGGTTTAGGGATGAAAATGGAACTCAGGCAGGAACTCTTTCCGGTGCAGTTGGCTCAGGGCATACCGTATTTAGTGTAGGAGGGACCGACCGTCTTATTTTTGGAGCCGGTACAGGTGCGGGACAAGGTATATATTTTGAGGATAATAGCAATGTATATCTTGGTACTAGCATATGTAATTTTAACAGTGCTACATTAAGCTTTAACAGCGCTATCATTAATGCACTGTTAACTACTTCAGTATCCGACCATAACCACGGCATACCTAACGGAACAGTATTACAAACAGTCACCGGAACAATTACTTGGGCGGAATCAGGCGGTCATGCCCATATAGTAACTTCTGCACCATAAATCTTGTTGCATTAATAATTTTTAGTCTGCGGAATTATTCTGTTCATAAAATGACAACCAAGGGGCTGTAATTGTCATAGTAATACTGTACCATCCCATGCCAGATGGTACAGTATTACAAACATTACGAGGACAATCACACTTAATGCCTCCGGTGGGTTTTCACACAACCATATTGTACAACAAGGTTAAAAATAGGATATAATGAATAAAGTGTTTATTCTTGACAAAAAAATTAGATTGAATAAATTGTTACAATATGGTAAAATGAGATTATCAAAAATATTTGTAAATGAGGGGTAATTTATGGAAATATCTAATTCCTTGCAAATATATTGGAGTATCCTTATTTATTTCTCAATCTTTAATCCTAAACCTGGCGAGGTCGCTATATTCTTTCTTGCCGGTTTAGGAACATTTTTAATATTAACATCAATTTTCTATAAAGGAGATAAAAACCCATACATAGACAATGATTAAAGGTTATTGGTTAAGATTTGGTTGTAAATATGGAGAAGGTAACGAATTGATGGTAGGTAATGGCAATTGTACATAAGTGTAAATGATGGAGTGGTGATATTCGCCACTCATTTTATTAAGTGCAACCCCGAAGGGGCTAGAGATAATCTAGCTCCTTTTCAATTGGAAAAAGACGGCGTAGTTATCTATTCAGAAGAAGAAAAAAATAAAGCCGAATCCAAATTAATGGAACTAGGCATTTCTTATGCCATTGAACCGTTAGATTACGAACAACACAAACCAAAGTCACAAGGGATTAAGTATGCTTCACGGACAGAAGCGATTGAGCACCTGTTGAATGATGCGGAACCGGAAAGCCAAGTGGTCCCGAATCTGAAAAAAAGATTAGTTGATAGTGAGGCCAAACATAAAGAAAAAGATGACAAAATTAAATCGCTGGAAGAACGGCTTATAAAGATTGAACAAAAATTAACACCCGTTTAGGGTGTTTTTAAATTTGAAATGTTATTTTAAATTTTTTAATACGCCTGGGTGAATATAATAAGAGTCAACTATGCGAAACAGTGCATTATAGTCTAATAGAACCATATCCTTGAATTCAGGCCAGTTGATGCCTTTGGCATTTTCTTTGGTGAGTGATATGTTAACAACATTATCTATCGAAGAATTACCTTTAGCATCTGTCATTTTGGTTTGAGTCCAAAACCATACTTTATCAATTTTAGGGTTTTTGAATAAAACTTCGTAGGAATCGGTGGCCGTTATCGCGGACTGTTTAACTAAAGCCTTTTCATCCCAAACATCTCCCGGATTAAAATATATGTCTACTGTACACTTCGATTTTTCTTTTGAAACATCTACTTTTACAAATTTATCACTAGGGATCACATCTTTGAGGACTTCTTTTAGATTATCTTTTGTTATTGCCATTGTTGTCACATTAAGTTTCTTTTCTGGTGGTTTCTCAGGTGTTGGTTTTGCTGGAGTGGTAGTTTGTTTTTCTTCCGCTGGTTTTGCCGCCGACTGTTCTTTCTCTTGGTTCGCACTTGATGTTGGAGTAGTTTGTTTCGTTTTTGAATCGTCATCACCAAACATAATTCCCAACACGATAAGTCCAATGAAAATAATTCCAACCCATTTAAGTATTTTCATACTATCGCTCCTTTATAATTCTTTTTGGCAATATTTTCGCCATATAATAAAAATTTCCTGCAAACTTTAGCAGGAATTGTAAAATTTTATAAGATATTAGCACCTTCGGGTGCTTTTTAATGGAATAAACTTTAAAGGTATTGTGGTTGATGTGTTTCTAGTGTATGAATTTTTGAGCGGAGTTCTTTAATGAAATTTGACCAATGCAATGATGCTCCGACTATTTCAAACGATATTATTTTTGTTTCATCAGGTTCATTTGTTGGATGGTAGTTAATTATAAAAAAATATTTAGTTTCAACTTTTTTCTTGGTTCCAGTTCCTGACATACCGCCTACAATTGCACCTAACGGTCCAAGGAATAAGCCTCCAATGGTAGCGCGGCCGATAACGCTTTTGCTGGATTCTTTAATTTGTTTTTCATCAATAAAATCTACATTGGATATCTGGTCATATTTAATGTATATTGGCGGTTGTTTTGAAAAACGCATAGAAACAGAAAGGCGCGACTCTGAATCTTCCTGAGTTACGCAAACAGCTATACCTTGCGGCATACTTGCAATGCCATCTGCATGAGAAAAATTACAAGCAAGATTTCCTTGTTTATCTTTTTTACCGAATATAGGCATTAAAACACCCCTTTATTTTTAGATTTTGACAAAATTATACCACATAATAAATATAAAGACATCTAAACAGGTGTCTTTTTTATTATAAAAAATTTATATTTAAAGCTAACGAGGACCGGCAGCCGACTAAAACTAACCGGCCCTCTCCCCAACGATTCCCATGAGGACAGGAATCAAAGGGTAAACTTATTTTACCATAATAGACAACATGAGGAAAGCGAGAGTGATGACAATGGAGATGGCCGAGATTAATGACAAGGTAGTAGATCACGCTGTACGGATAGAAGGTTTAGAAAAGAGGCAAGACAATCATATGAAAGAGGTGCATGAACCACTAAACAAAACCCTTCTAGCATTACAAAACAGGTTGCCTTTATGGGCAACTTTTTTAATTGCCTCCCTGTCATCTGTGGCCACCTGGGGCCTAACGCATTAAAGGCGGTGGTTAGTTTGGGAATAAGTATTTGATTTTAGCACTATTGAGAAAGGAACGTGAGATTATGACTAAACTCGTAGCTCTCGATGATGGTCACGGCTTAGAAACAAGCGGCAAGCGAACACCGACTATGCCCAACGGTACAGTAATCCATGAAAACCAGTTTAATAAACCGACTATGAACTTCTGCGCCGCGGCCTTGGTCCGTAGCGGGGTTAAAATAATGCTAGCGGCCCCCGAGGACACCGATGTTCCACTGGCTACCCGCATTAAGAGGGCTAACGATGCCAAGGCAGATGTATTTGTGAGTTTCCACTATAACGCATTCAGGGGCATATGGGACCAAACTCAGGGTGGCGTACAGACTTGTTATCAACCGGGTAGTGTGAACGGGCAAAGGTTGGCAGCCTGTATTCAAAAATACATGGTCCAGGGAACGCCACAGATTAACAGGGGAATCGTGCCTGAGAATTTGGCTGTCACCCGGGAAACAAAAATGCCAGCAGCATTAATTGAAGGCGGGTTTATGGATGTACATAAAGAAGCCGAACTAATGTTAACAACAGCCTTCCAGAAGGAAACCGGGGAGCAAGCCGCGCAGGGTATCTGCGAATACCTGGGCGTTAAGTACATTCCGGAAATGCCGCCAAAAGATGAGTTAGCGGAAGCTATAGGCGTAGGGGTACGAGCTGGGTTAATCAACAGTCCGGATTACTGGCTAAAGAATGCGGTGCCCGGCGGAAAAATAGACGGCCCAAATGCTGCAGTATTAATCAAGGCAGTTGCTAAAAAGTTAGGTGAAATATAAATGAAGAGTGTAGGCCGGGCAGGACGGCAGATTATGGAGAACCGGAGGTGAAAAAGATGAAACTGGCAGACGATTTTGGCGTAAGGGCATTAATCGCCGTACTCTTTTTCGGGTTAGTGTACTTGCTCGCTTTTAAAGGGCAGTTATCCAAGGATATTATAATGGTCATTGTCGGAGGCATCACAAATATTGCCTCTTTTTATTTTGGCGTTCAATCTAAAAAATAGTTCTCCTCTGGCCCTCTTCGGAGGGCTTATTTTTTTGTCCTAATAGTCATTTTGTCTAATAAAATTATTATGATGAAGAAAAAAGTTTTATAATTTTTGAGAAATTTGGTTAATATCTAGGATAGAATGTGTATCACTGTAAGCAACTGGGTGTTTTGCCAAAACAAAGAACTGTTCGACAATATTCGACATAAATTACACGGGTTATATGTTATAATATTTCTGTGAACAGAACTTTTGTTGTCAGACAGAAACCCAGTGTTGCCTATTAGAATATTATAGGTAAAGGTGGTGAATCAGATGGCAAAAGTTTATACGTTTGTAGGCAAGGAGGGGCGTAGAATGATAACGGTATTTGATGTAGCTGATTATTTTCTTTCGCGCGTCGATTTTGAAACGGGCAGCCTGATGACCCATTTAAAGTTACAAAAAATGTGTTACTATGCGCAAGCTTGGCATTTGGTGTTTGATAATGATCCAATGTTTAAACAAACATTCCAGGCTTGGGCTCATGGACCAGTATGTCCGGATCTTTGGAATAAATACAAAGAATACAAATGGCACTCCATTCCTAGTCCTGAAGAATTTGATGGGAAGGTTTTTAAAGACGCTGAGGTCGAAACGTTAGAAGCTGTATGGGATGCTTATAGCCAATTTGATGGTAGATACCTGGAAGACTTAACGCACGAGGAAGCCCCTTGGGTAATAGCCAGGGGAAGTTGCCCTCCAGGAGAAGCATGTGATAACGTTATTACATGGGAAACGATGAAAGAGTTTTATACAAGGTTGCAGGAAAATGGTTAAAAAAGATATAGTAAAACCTAAACCCAAGAAAAGCAAAATAAATGAAAAGGCAATAATAAGACACTCGGAAAACGCCGGGAAGGAGAATCCGGTGTTTTCGTTTCTGCATGTATGCGACAACCATTGTTTGCTCTCGGCATGGCAGGGGCAGGAACTACTAGAATTAATATCTACCTTTAAAACCATGGAATCTTTAACGTGGAATGATCTTGTTTTAAAACGTCACAGAGGCCTAGACTACCGTAAGGAAGAGGAGTATACAAAACCATTACCACCAGTGGTTTCCCAGGATGTTGATGTTTGCAGAGTAAAGGTAGATGGGAATAAAAAGCGCTTGTGGGGATATAGGACAAACAATGTTTTTAGAATATTATGGTTTGATAGAGAACACGAGGTAATTCCATATCATAAGCAGAAGGCGCATTGAGACTAGAATTGTCTAGTCTTTAGTTTTGCCCTGTACTGAATCATATTGCGCTGATAAAAAACGAGCCTAGAGAAAAGCCTTCGAAAGAGGGCTTTTCTTTTTGCCCTTTTATGTTCCCGACATTAATATCGGACAGATAATCTTCCTTATTAAAGTCAGCAATAATAACAAAATTGTTATTAAAATTTAATGGACGTTACTTTAATAAGGAGTATTTTTTGCCCTTTTATTTGTTTATTTGTCTTGTATATGTCCGACAATTGTAGTATAATATAAGTATCAAATAATATTTAGGAGGTACTTATATGTATGACAAGGAAATTGTTTACGATGAAAAGGTTTCTCCGTTAATGACAGAGATAATAAAGATTTGTAAAGAGAATGACATTAAGATGTTTGCAGATTTCTATTTGAGAGAGCCAACGGAAACAGATAACGAGTTCCACTGTACAACCGTTTTGCATGTTGGTGAAAATAAAAGCGATAGGTTGAGCGACTTGGTTAAAGTAGCTTACAATGGTTATATCGCACAAAAACCTTATTTTGCGGCAATGACAGTTACGAAGGAGGCCATTTAATGACTCCTGTAACCAAAAACACAAAGCTACCCGATGTAAGGGTATCGCAAAAGCTAAAGAAGGAAGTTATACAGGCGGCAGAGATTGAGCAGGAGAACTTAAGCGAGTATGTCAGGAAATCGGTTGAAATGCGAAACGGTAAAGTGTTAAAGAAAAAGAAATAGAGAGGAGGAATAATCGTGATTAACAAAGACTTCGAGCAAGTGTTTGCCGTAACGACGGTAGACCAACAAACGATGCTTCGTATTTCGAAATACGAATTGCAGAAAAAGACCAAGCGCGAACTAGCACACTGGATAGCAAATTTTATCATTGAACATATGAGCGAATTGCCAGCAACTTATAAAGTAGAAAAAGAAAATACTCATTTCCAAGGGGCAGAGGAACACACTTTACATTTAAACCTGATAAGTGACGAAGAGATTAAAAGATTAAGACATATTGAACACATGTACAACACCCATATATTTAATCCTCAAAGCCGGTAAAATGTACAAGTAATACAAATACCTTAAGGAAGTGGTCATGTGTCACTCATCAAAGTCCTGGTGTTAACTCCGTTGCTTGTGGTATGCTACTATCTGTTCGGATTTCGCAGGCGGTAGCATTACTACCGTACAAACTTATTACCATTGAAATGGTTAAAAGAGTTCCCGGTAGTAATTAGACTTTCTCCGGAAGTTCGATATCTATGTGGTATTCGCCATTCTTAGCCAATTCAATGCGGGGGAATATGGCACGAATTACCTCTTTTTTACGTTTGTTTGTTAGTGAATCCCACTTATCCAATAAGTCCAAAAGTTGCTTTTTGATGTTGGATGGAGGGGTAGCTTTTCTTTTTTTTGCCCTCTTTTCTAGCTCGCGAATTTCATGCTTCAATGTGTTAATAGCGTTTTCCGTCTGTTCGTAGTGTCTGGAATAAAGAGCCGGTTTAAGTCCGTTTTTATAATCTAAGTCTAGTTTAACTAAAAACGACTCTTGAACTTTTAGAGCTTTTTCTTTTTCCTTTATCAAATACCCCAAGTTTTCTTTTTTGCGGGTGGCGTTTCGCTCATCAACTAACTTCTTCCAGTTCTCTTCGATGAACATTTTTCTGAGTTCGCCCATAATAACGTCATGCACCTTTTCAGCCCTGACTCGGTGGGAACATATATTAGTCCTTCTGCCATTACATACGTAGAAGGGCTTTTTGTTATAGTATTTCCAAGTTCCGTTAATCTTTGTTTTGGCGCTATCCGTACTTCCATACATACGAGAACCGCACTCGTGGCAATGCAATCTAACAATATACGGACTCTCGACCCAGTTGTTAGGATTAGCCTTATCTTTATTAACCCGCTGAGCTGCTTCCCATAAATCGAGGTCTACTAACGGTGGGTGTTTGGCAGGGATTTCCTGCCCACCCCATTTTGCTATGCCTATATAGCGTTTATTCCGCAGTATTTGCCATATTGAAGTTGGGTCCCACTTTTTCCCCTTCTTGCTTAATCGACCCTCACTGTTCAAAACATCTGCGATAACATTACACGAATTCTCTTCGGCTCGCATTGTAAAGATTCTTTTAAGCACTTCCAATTCATCAGGAACAAGGCTAAATTTTCCTCGGTAAGATGTTAGTCCCAACACCGGCAGATAACCTCCAGCATATCCTTGTTTGGCTCTCTCGTCACGACCGTACCAAAGTCTCTCCTTTGTCATTTCGTACTCTTCACGAGCCATGAAAAGTTCCATACGCAAAGAACGGAGATCAGCCTTATTGGTCGGATCGTAAACTCTGTTTGTCGTAATGATATAAAACTTGTGCGTGATTATCGCTTCATAGATTCTTCCGGCATCGGCAAAATTACCCCGTCCTAGTCTGGATATTTCCCTAACCACAATTCCCTGGTACTTCCCAGATGGAATAAGATTGGTCATTATATCCGAGAACACCGGCCTACCGTCGATGGTGTCTGCCGAACCAATTTCGGGCAATACATCAAAACTGGAAATGCCCATTCGTTGACAGGTTTTCACCAATAGTTCTGTCATTAATGCCAAGCTATCCTCGCCCGTTTCTTTCTCGCGCTCTAAATCTTCCCTAGATTTACGTGGATATATAATTACGTTGTCAATTTGCATATTTTCACCTTTAAATTTAATGTTACGATAAGAAAAATGACACTAAATGCCCCGATTAGGGATGCCCAAATATAAGTCGCCAATTGCCGAGTTCGGCGAGCTTCATCAGATAAATGGGTTATTGCCATTTCTTGTGCTTTTTTGCTTGTTGAAACTATATTTTCATTGATAGCTGACAATCGACCTTCTGGTGATTTTTCCCACTCTTCTGCACTAAGATATGGTTGCAATTCAGCACGAAAACTTCCTTGCTTTCTTAATTCAGCACGAAGGTTTCCTTGTTTTGTTTTCCATTGGTCATATACAGAAGGAGAACTATCTACATTTGATTGAGTGACCGTCTTTTGCGTTTCGATTTTTAAATTTTCCCTATCCTTTAATAACTTTAACATGCCTAACTTTTTTTCATATTCCCATTGAACGAGTTTATTTTTCTGGATATTCAAGTCAAATTGTGGATCTTCTGTTGCAGAAAACTCTCCTCCGAATATTTCTATCCATTTTTGACCTGTCCACCTGTCAATCTTGTATCTTGTTAAGGTGCCATCCTCGCGAATGTCTATAGTTTCCCACCGAAAAACCCATGCAGATAGAAGAAGTATTACTAACAGGCCCAAAATTATTTTTGTTTTCATATTATACCCTGTCCTCCTCAAACTAACTTCACATTTTATGTAAATGTAGAAAAAAGTCATATTATGTCGAACGCCCTTTAAAAGTACTAAAACTACCTGCCAAATAGGCGGTAGTCTTTAATCTTTGGTACAGTGTCCCGTGCCTTAGTGCGTATTCTTCTTCTTTAAATATCTGCAATCTGGCTTTCGCAAATCCCTCTGTCACATTAAACTTTTGCGCCAATTCATACAATGAAGGTTGTCCATGTTGTAAAGCCTGATACAACTCTTCGTTTGGTATTAAGAAGTGACCCGCCCACCTGATGGCGGCTTTTTCTATTTTATTGACCATTAGAACATCCGAATAATTTCTATGCTGATATAGCGCATTCCCTATCGTAGTAAAATAATGCCCCAATTCCTCTGCTAGAACACAACGTGTCTCGGGTGAATAATAGGATAAGTTCTTATTCAGAAATATTATCGGGTTTTCTAGTTCTCTTATTTTAAGGTAAATAGCTCTTAATTCTTCTCCCAGCGGATACTCGTCAATTATTATCTTCTGTTGTTCAGCCAGATTTATCAGAGTTTGCACCGGTAACCGTCTCCGTTTTCCCATATTTCCGTAAGGCGTACTGCACTGCCTCTTGGATAATATCATACGTTTCTGGACTTAAATCAGGGGGGATACGGTTGGCTGCCGCATCGTCAACATGGGCTTTTTTTATGTCAGTGAGGCCAAGCAAGAAGTCGGTCGAACAATCGAAAAATATAGATATTTTTTTTAAAGTCGGTAAGTCTGGTTGCCTTTTGTCAGTTTTCCATTGACTTACCGTAGGGTCGCTGACATTTAAATAAGTTGCCAACGCAGACTGTTGTTTGCCAGAGTCTTCAAATAATTCCTCTAATCTTTTGCCTAGCATGTTAAACTCCCTCTTTCACGTTACTGTAATTTGTATTATATAACAGAATGTTAAGTTATAAATAAAAGTTAACAAAAAGACAAAAAACCTATTGACTTTTAACACAACGTTAATTATACTAGGATTAACAGAGCGTTAAATTAAAACAAAGGAGGAATGGCGGTGAACGTCTTGGAGAAAATTCGCGAAGAACATAATCTGACTAAGGCTGATATGGCGCAAAGGCTAGGGATTACCGAGGCTTATTATTCAATGCAAATTAACGGAGTGAGAAATATATCTAAGCCGTTGGCCCTTAAAATAAAAGGGGAATTCAAGTTATCTCTGGATGATATTTTATTGGCTGATGTTCACAGAAAGACAAGTGTTTCAAAGTCTGCGGCAGTTTAAGGAGACGGATTATGACCAAATTACTTATTCCCAATGACATGTATGGTGTAACAGAAAAGAATGGTGTTCCGGTAGTTGGTAGCGACATTAAAGATTTGCCCAGCGAAAGCAATGACGGTGGATATGTTTATATCGTTGACCTAGGAAACCGGATAAAGATTGGGAAGTCCAAAAACGTCAAAAGGCGGTTCAAAGAAATACAGCAATTGTCTGGCAAACATATAGTGCGGTTCTGTATATCACCGGAATGTGGTAATTATCACGAAATTGAAAACAGTTTACACAAGAAATTTAGGCATCTTTCAATCTTTGGGGAATGGTTCAATTTAGAATTCGAAAAGTCGGTATCGGAATTAAGTGAATATAGTTTTTCGGCCCCTAAGCACAATATTTATCATACCAACGACTTTAACATTGAAGCCTTCGCAAAACACCACCTTGAAAATGTCTTAGAAGAAAACCCTATTATCAAAAAATATCTAGACGAGCATGGACTAAGTATTTCTTACTGCAAAACCACCAACGAAATACTTATTTCCGATGAAGATGGCAATGAATCTGAATTCAAGGCATTTATGCGAATATTTGTATCTATGCAAGCATCGGGGTTTCGGATTTCCAACAGCGCAAAAAGTTGTTAACTGATTACTTTGAAAAGCTAAAAGGCAAGCCACTTCTATTAGAAACCAAGGTCGGTTAGAAGGGGGGTGATTAAATTGTCAGTTACCGAGGCAGAAACCAGTTTCCGCGATACTCCCACAATACATCGAAACTACATCTATGATCCAGAGCATTTCAAAAAAGTAACGGTTCCCGCTCTACTAAAGGCAATGGATGAAGTTGAGACGGTGAAGGAAATTGAGGCTGTTTAGTTGGGTTATTAACAAGTGATTACTTGATACGCATCAGGTAAAAACAGCTTGTCGAGCGGGATCAGGCGAGTTAATTTAAAGAAAAGGAAGGACTGATGAAAATGTTTTATCTCAAAAAGAACATTGGCAGCGATATCGAAGTAAATATTGACATCTTCGAGGATGAATTTTTTACTAAGTGCGGCGAATGTGGTAAAGAAATGCCGGTCGAAGTAGATGAGCTAATACACGTATTGGAAGAAGGCGACCTTGCCGGAACCTGTATTTATTGTGATGATTGTGCAAAGAAAAAATTCCCAAAGGACGGGCAATTACCAACCATCAAGGAATCATCTAACCTTCCGACATCACCCACACGTGAAGGAATCTTGAGTGAAATCGATTTTTTCAAGGAGTGCTTGGCTTTGCCTCTCAGCAATCTTCTGGCGAAAAGGGTATTAGAGGCAAAAATAGCGGCTCTGGAGTGGTCCGTGGGAATTGAGGGCCCCCGGCGTCCGGTGTGTTAAAGCCGTAAAGTATTTCTATGAAAAGTTGAAAGACAAGCCACTTCTATTAGAAGTTAAAACCGGTTAAGAAATGAGTTGGCAAATGATAACTCACAAATACAGCAGAAACGGCGTGATCGTCGAGTTGACACCGGAAGAAGAAGATGCCTGGAAGGATGAAATCTTGATTGACTTGGTAAACATGCAAGGCTAATGGGGGTGACAACATGAGCATCAAACAACGCCTACCCAAACTGCTTGAGGCAATCCGCAAGTGTGACCCAATACCGAAGGAAGAGAAGAAATCGGGGTGAGAAAATGAGGGCAACGGGAATTGTAAGGAAGATTGACGAGTTGGGCAGGGTGGTTATCCCTAAAGAAGTAAGAAATACTTTTGACATTAAAGACGGTGATCCACTAGAAATTTTTGTTAACGAAGTAGGAGAAGTAATTTTGCGGAAATACCAACCCGGCTGTATTATTTGCGGAAATGTTGACAATACCACTAAAACTATCCACGGCAAGAATATCTGTAGTGACTGTGAAAAAACGATTAAAGCAGTTTAAAAAGGTGGCCTGACCGCCAAGGTTGACCCAATACCGGCAGAGGAAAAGAAAGTGGGGTGAGAAAGTTGACGAGGGATGAAATATTAGCCATGGAGCCGGGACGAGAGTTGGATGCTCTGGTGGCTGAAAAGGTGATGGGATGGACTAAGGTTGGAGAAAACGCATGGGAAGCACCAAACATAAAAGGATATCCGCTTCTTCCCCGATATTCCACCGATATAGCCACGGCATGGGAAGTAGTAGAGAAGATTGCCCAAAAGTGGCACGATTTCAATATTGGACGGCATCATGGCAAATGGAGCATAGGTTGGAATTACAAAGGCAGTGTCGTAGATTTAAAAACTGCACCTGAAGCAATATGTAAAGCCGCATTACTGGCTAGATTTTAAAAAGGTGGCCTGACCGCCAAGGTTGACGGTCAGATAAGGAAGGGGGGGGTGAGGGGTTGATAGAAGTAATTTACCGCTGCGATAAGTGCGGAGGAACGCTAATTAGCCACTACAGACGAGAATATAATAATTCAATCAAGATTGCTTGTTCAGATTGTGGGCACTACGAAATAATTAACCTTAACGACTATGCTTCGAGTTATAACAAAATGTTTTTGGAAATTTTATCCGTGATTAAGGATGTCTAACCCTTGTGACTATAAAGTGAATGAGGAATGGGGGTAAGGGAAGAATGGCGGTTGAAAAACAAGAACTGCATTGCCATAATTGCGATAAGTATATTCAGTTTGAAGTTGACACCGAATTAAACGGAAACCATATTTTAAAATGTCCCAATTGTGGGCATGAACATTGCCGCGTAGTGAAAGATGGCAAGATAACTGGCGATAGATGGGACCAAAGAAACGGAAACACTTATCAAGTGCAGTATGCCTCATGGACACAAAGTAGTACATGGACCATATACAACAAAAGCAATAGCACCGGGAGTTATTTTTTATACACTTCTTGGAGCAATTCAACCACATGTGGTTAACCCTTATGACTATATTCTAAACCGAAAGGAGGGATGAAACAATGCTGAGAACTTGCCGAAAATCCATGTTTCCTAACATAGCTGATGCCGCAGAAAAGCTAAATGTGGCAGAGAGGACGTTAAGGGATTACGAAGCCAAAGGTACAGCACCACCGGACATTATGGATAGGATGGCAACGCTCTTCCGTAAACCAATACTACGGTACTTATACTGCGGTTACTGCGTAATAGGCCAGAAAATCCACCCAGAGGTCGCAGAGAAGCACCTGACTGATGCACTAATGAGATTAAACAATTCAGTAGTAGGAATAGACGTAGATTGCAAAGACATGGCCTTAATCCTGGATGATGGGATTATTGCAGAAGATGAAAAAAGCCGGACCATTGAAATAATGTCCAGACTTAAAACCGCCAAGCAGCGGATAGCAGAATTTGTAGTTAACATCGAAACAAGGTTTCCAAATGAAATAACAGACCAACCGCCCTCGACAAGCAATAAAGTCTGTTAGTGTGTAAAGATTAACTTTTCTCTATTATATCAAAGTAAAGCCACAATAGCAAGGAGTGAGATAGGTTGGCAAAGTGTATTAAATGCGTTCACCGTGTAAATATATCGGGAGATTGTCATATATCATGTAACAATCCAGGAGGGGAAGAAAGACCGAGGACTTGGCCCGGTTCAGGAATGTTCCCATTTAACTTTGATATGAACACCGTACAAGACTGCAAAAACTACAACGAAAATAAAGAGGGCAACAATGCTTAGTAAAATCTAATTTGCAAGGAGTGAGATAGTATGAAAGAATTTTTGCTCTATCATAATGTGGACATAGCATTAACAATGTTTATACCTTTGCTCATATTAATTGCCATTGTGTACCGTCCTAAGAAAAAAGTTGATCATTGGGATAGTGAAATATCCCGAAACTCAGCAGTGATCAGACGGGTGCCAGCTAGATGGGAGGATTGACAGTGGTAGAGATTATCCCAGAAGCCAGGGTATGCGATAACTGCGCATATAAAATGGGCTCAGGTAAGTGGTCACCTAAGCATTGTAAGAAGTGTGCTGACAAAGATGGTAAGGCCGGTTGGTCGCCGGAAGAAACTAAAAATTAGGAGGAAGAACATGAGGTTACTTAAATCAACACTCAGAAACTTTAAAAAACTAAAGGAGTTTACATTCGAACCAAACGGAAATGATATTCGTTTCTACGGTGACAA